TGGTCCTCTTGGTGATTCCCTTCATACAATTCAATCATCCACCGACCCGTTTGGTCATTCTAAAAGAAGGTCAAGACACGCTCATAGACATGCAACAAAACTTGGTAGAATGAGGTCACCTCATGACCCTCAAGAAGAGCGCATGCTTTCAGTAAAGAAGTTGAAAACGGGCCGTCATCCGTTTAGCCATAAAGTATCCGACGCAAAAGAATGGGAGGGTTCTATGGGCCGTCTTCAAGGGGGAGGGGGCGACTTAGAACAATTTGTTGAAACAAGAGATTTATCCGGTGACTTTGATTATGAAACAAAAATAGGTGACATGGAGAGTTTAATGCTTTTACAAGAGGAAGACGAGAGAAAACTGGAAGAAATGAAAAAGCGAGGGGAGGTAAACCCCGAACTCATTGAAATAATGGATGACCGACACGAAGAAATCTTATCCATTGAGCAAAGCCTGCGAGAATATGAGCATTCTGAGCAATACGGTGATGTGCATACTGACAAGCGACGACTTGCAGAGTTTGAGCATATAGATAAGAAAGATGCCGCTGATAATGCTGCACACATTGAAATGGCAAAGCGATTACTTGCCATGGTTCCTTCTGACAAGATGCCTGACCCTGAACAAGACCCTACTGGTTTCTGGAGTATTTCAGCAAGGGCCTTAGCAGACGCTGGGCGAGTTTTGAGAATGGCAGACCCACAAGATGGTATTTTCACTTACTCATATGGTGGGAAAGAAGTCGAAAAGAAAAGTGCGAGTGAGATTTTCTCTTCTGAAGGTGATATGATTGACCCACATGCAAGAGTGGGAAATATCGTAAAACGATTTGGCGTCGAGGTTCTTCCTGAGAGTAACCCAATTACTGTTCTTCAAAATCTCGGTTTTCCAAATGATGAGTATCACAACGACATGATAGAACGTCTTCTTGACCATGCAAGAACTATTGGTCCAGTAAAAGTCATGACCAATTCTGCGGTGCATAGCACTGGTGTCCCTTTGACTCCAAGGGGGAGCATGGCGTTTCACGATGCTTCAATTGAAAACCACCAAGACGTTTTTACTGACTATGTAAAGCAACAGCGTGGGACGATTAAACAGAAGGCAACTGAATTACAGAACCGTTACGAGCGTCCTCTTTCATTCATACCTTCTATCATACGCCGTAACGAGAAAGCAAGTGAGATAAACAATCTAACTCACATCCCACTGACGCCTGTTGAAATGTCACAAAGACAAGAGAGTGTATACGGAAATGCAATGAGAGGCACATCAAAGAATCCTAACATCAAGGCTACAAGAAATAGAATCCGTTCAGCACTCCATGATTTGATTGTGAGTCACGGGGAGGAAGAGGAAGGTCAAATCTATTCAGGGGGAACAGCAACAGAAGCAGGGTGGGGCACGTTCCCTGTTGGCCCAGCAACAACAGGGCAGCATCACACTGTGCAGGATATGTGGGGTTCAACCTCTGCCATGGATTTTGGTTATCCGGGTCGCTCACCTGTTGGTTGGGAAATTGAAAATGGTCAACCGGTTATTGGTTTTAAGACCCAAAATGAGTTGCTTCACAGTGTCCCTCAAGGAATCATGGCGGAACTACATGGTGAAGAAAAGGCTGCTTTATGGGGTCAACAACAGTGGCAACCACTCAGCACTGTGAATTACATTTCTCGTGCGAACATGATGGGTCAACAGCCTAATGATGATATAATCTTGAGGAGTGAAGACCTGATGACGCTGATGAATCCTGATTTACTTTACAAAGAAGATGAGGCAAGACCGCCTCCTCTTCTTCCAATGCACCGTCTTTTCTCCGTCAAAAATCTCGATTCGTTCCGTGGCTTTACTGGCGATTGGGTGGTTTCTGCTTATCCTGAAGGACAGCGCATCATTATCACTCGTGACGGGGATGATATTTCTGCTTATGATTCAAACGCAGATGATGTTGCTATTCGGGGTAGAACAAAGAAGCACCTCAAAAAGTTGACAGAGAAGGATTTCGTTGTTGATGCAATTAAGCGACCAAATCACATTTACATCTTCGATATTCTTGACTATGATGGCACAAATGTCAGTGATTTAAGCACCCCTGAGCGTTTGAAATTACTTCGTGGGCAGTTTGATTCGTATGAGAATGCACACATCCCGTCTCCTGATGACACAGTTGTGACTGATGAGGGAGGTCTTGAAGCAGCCGTGGAGAGATTGTCTGAAGAAAACCCCCGCCTTCTACTCCGTGATGGTAAATCCACATACATGAAGGGAGAGCGAAGGCATCCAAAGTGGTTTATGCTCAGGAGGAACAAGGACATCGCTCTCATAATCCTCGATGTTCGCGGAAAAGGTCCGTTTACCTATCGTCTTGGTGCTGGGCCTGTGGATGAGGATGACCTTGGAAACAGAGGGGTGAAGTTCGATGGAGAGACATATCTCGATGTTGGGACTGTTAAGAGTCCTAAACCGTTTGAAGAAGGGGATATTGTCCGCGTCTCAGTTTCGGGTGTTAAGGAAAAGAAGCGTTCAGGACGCCTCATTTATGATGTCACCCCTAATACTATACGCGCGGGTAGTAGTATAGAAAGTCCAGCAAGCCTTGAATCTCTTAGCCTTCTTGCTAAGTCACATCCAATCATTCCTGTGCATTATGACATCGAAATGGCTGATGAGAAGATGACTCTTTCCTTTGATGGTATTGATGATGTGGTCTACAAGATGACCATGACTCGAAATGGATATTGGGTCCATGAGCCTCAAGCCCTGCTTTCTCCTCTGATGAAGTCCGACTATGCGATTCAACTCGCTGAAAGCATTCGTCCTATTTGGCACGATGTAGCAGGTGTCATGATTTCCAAAAAGTTAGAGCGTGTCAGAACCATGACTAATCCTAAACATCGCGAACAATCTGAGGAAGAATCAGCAGGAATCATTGATTCTGATGATGATGAAACCATCTTGAAGCCTGAAGAGCAGAAGAAGATGGCAGACATGCTCAGTCGAATTGCTGACTTAACTGAGCGAATCAGTAAGGAAAAGATGACTGGACGAACCAGTGCTCAGGGTGTCGGTCTTTTTGGTGACGGTGTTGAATCACCTCGTGGACCAACTGAGGTTCAAGGTGAGCAAACACAGCCTGATTGGGACATGTTAGAGAGGCCAACGGAAGACCCTGAAGAAGAATACCCAGCGGCCCGAAAAAAGCGCAAAATGTTAGAGCAGTCCAACGAAATGGAGATTGAGGAGCCAGAGGGGTGACTGCGTTTGGTTCATATAGATGAACAGCCCCTTGCTGGGATTAGTGTGCTTCGACAACCTATACAACATGGCATTGAACTCCTCAAGGCGGGGTCTGACCTCGTCGTTGCTGGATATGCTTCTGTTGAACTCGTTGACAAGCAGGGAGATTTGATTACACGCTCGGCTCTGAAGGATGCCTTCAAGAAGTTCATGACAGACCCGAAGTTTAGAAATGTCCAACTCGCTCATTCAAATATACAAGTAGGAGAAGTAATTCCAAACTATACGGACAGCAACGGGAGAATGTGGAAAAGCGAAGTAGACGACGCGGGAATGTTTGTTGTAGTCCAATTAAGAAACGATATAGAAAAAGCAAGGGAGGTAGCAGCAGAAGTTCGAAAAGGAAACCTACGTGGTTTTAGTATCGGAGGACAAGCATTCAAGCGAGTCAACAAAAGCGATAACACGCACGGTTCCTATCAAGAAATATCTAAACTCGAACTTCATGAAGTGACAATCTGCGAAAAGGGAATCAACCCGGAAGCAACATTTAGAATCCTAAAAGAAGACAAGGATAACAACAAGGTGAGTAAAATGACTGACGATGTAATGGAACAAATGAGTAGCGTTCTCGAACGCCTCGAAGGACGACTGGACTCAATGGAGAAGGGAGAGTTGCCCCCGGCACTCGCTGCTGCTCAGAAGGAGTCGAAAGACGAATCAAAGGATGAATCCAAGGATGAAGCCAAGGATGAGAAGGAAGACAAGGACGACAAGGAAAAGTCCGAGTATTCCGATGTTATCACCGCAGAATACCTCAACTGGATGGAGAACACTCTCAAGTCCGCTGGTGTTGACACTGCTGGTGCTCGCGCTCACTTTGATGATGTCGCTAAGGCTAACCTCGGCTCTACGCCGGAAGCCATCGGTGACGGTGCATCTTACTTCGCTGCTCAGGTAAAGGGTCGCGCTCAAGAAGGTGGTTCACCTTCCACTAACGCTCTTGCTCGTGCGGGTCTAACTCGTGGTGGCGGCAAGGTCGAGAAGAGTGATTTCATCACCGCTGACGCCGTTGACGCATCTCAGTTAGAAGCCGCATACGAGGTCTACAAGGCTGCTCGCGCAGAGCAGGCTTACAAGGGCAACCTTGAGAAGCACTTTGAAGAGCGCTTCCAATCAGAAACTCATGCTGAACTACAGAAGGCTGCTGCTGCTGATTTCGATGCCCGTGGTCCTCTCGGTGAGGTCATGAAGGCTCTTGACGCTCTAAATGAGCGAATTGACAACATTGGCGCATCTGGTTCAACGATTGCTAAGTCCGATTCCTCCCCAAACATCGAGGTTCCTTCAACGGTTGACCTTGCAAACATGTCTTGGGACGAGGTCCACCAACTCGCAGGGAGCGTCTTCCGAGACGAGTGAATGATTAAAAAAATAAGGAGATGATGAAAAATGGCACGAAATTACGTTCGAACAGTTACTGACATGGAGCGCTACTACTATGGCGCTGGCAATGCAATGGGATATTCCTACACCGGTAGTGAGTTGTTGAAGGCTGACAGCCCAATGCTCTCTTCCACAGCAGGAACCTATCAGGCAATCTATGGCCGCAAGGTCTGGAGCCAGTTGAACCAAGAGTTCAACGCTTTCTCAATCCTACCTAAGCGTCCTTGGGACCGCTCGGGTTGGCGCGTCATCACAGAGAAGCCTAACGCTGGTGTTCTTCATGGTGGTCTTGCAGAGAACGGTGTCCTTCCTGACACTGTCAAGCCTGTCTTCCAGCACGTGGCTGCAAAGCCTAAGACCATCGCTCATTCCTTCGACATGAGCGAAGTCGCTATCTTCCTTGCTGACAAGGACGATGGTCTTGGTGACATCCGCTCTGTCCTCAAAGAAGAAATGGGTAAGCACCATGCTGAGATGGTCAACAAGATGCTCCTCACGGACTCTGAGACAGTCGCAGGAAACAACTTCGAGTCCCTTGACCGAATCACTGGAAACGACGGTGGTTCCTCTGGTGGACTAACATCCATGGAAACTGGTGCTTCAGCGGGAACTGACCACTGTGGTGCAAGTGACCTCGACATCTACAGCATTGACCGAAGTGCAAACTCATGGTCCAACGCTGTCGTAAACTGCGGTGCAGACCGAGCAGCAGGACAGAGGAGAACTTTCTCCCTTGACCAGTTGGATGATGTCTTCCAGCGCATGTGGGAACTTGGTGGCAACCCCAAGGTTATGCTCACTGGCTATGATACTCTAATGCGCCTACAGCAGTTGCTACAGGCACAGCAGCGATTCATGGAAGAGAAGCGCGTTACACCAACCTACAACGGTGTAAAGGGTGTTCCCGGTATCGAAGCCGGATTCATCGTCGCTACCTACAACGGTGTCCCAATCATTCCATCGAAGGACGTTGAGAAGGACGGCATCAGCCGAGTTTACTTCCTCGACACGGACTACCTATACTTCTCCACGGCAATCCCGACTCAATACTTCGAGTCCGGTATCGAGACAGGCGACCCGTTCGCTATCAACCGTCTCGGTCAGGAAGGGCTATACCGAACCATGGGCGAGGTATGGACTACCTTCTTCCGCGCACAGGGGAGTATTCGGGACTTGTCCTGATGGAGACAACAAGAACAATACGGAGATGATGAAAAATGGCAACAGTAACGTCCCACACAAACTTGACAGTAACGACCACCTACTTGGATATACCAATGGGTGGAAACAGCCCCGGTGCACCTGCTACAGTGCCTAACGCTGATGGCACTGTTGGTGATAACACAGCGTGGCTATCCGGCACAGCAGCAGCAGGAACCTATCCCGGTGCTCTTACAGGATTCCAAGCAGTGAACTCCAGCAGTAACGAGCCAGTCAGTGGACTTCGACTAATCTCAGTCATGGTCACTGGTGACACAGGCACAACTCAGAAGTTCGCAGTCAATGCTTACGACTCAAGCCTAAGCCGCATCTATGCGCTTATCAACTTGACAAACAACACTGACACCGATGAGTCACTACAAGCAGCAGCAACTGTTGTAGCCCACGAAACTGGTGAACTAACCTTCACAGTCGGTGGCGCTACAGACACGACCTTGATTACACTAATCGCCGGTTGAAGGTGACAACACATGCCTATTGTGACTTACATTGGTCGCTCCCATGTGCGTCGGGCTACAGACCCTAAGATGCGCGATTGGGAACAGAACCGTCCAGTGGAAGTAACATCTGCTTGGCTCGACCATTACCACCCTCGCCTTGATGAGATTAACTTCCGCATTGAAGGTTGGACTGCTACAGAAGCAGAAGAGAGGTCCGAAGACCTTGGCGGAGATGGAATCCCTGATGAGGGCTGGTCCCGAAAGGATATTCAGAACTGGCTCGCTACTTATGACATCAAGCCCAAGGGCTATGCAACCAAGTCCACACTACTCGAACTCGTCGCAACCGTTATGAGTCCCGACGGAGTGGCTGAGACAGAAGAACTCGTAGCCGAGTCCGCAGAAGAAGAAGAGTGATTTGAATGGCAATAACTATTGACACCCGACCTACCTATTTTGGTGACCGAATGATTGTAACCGGTTCATACGCCGCGACTGATACAAGTATTGACCTGAGTGGTCTTCTTGCAAGTATTGATGCAGTGATTGTGAACTCCGCGATTGCACAAGTAAAGCATCAGGACATTGACATTGCTAATGGCACTTCCTACGCTGCTGTGAGCGGTGGTCTTCATGACACCTTCACCTTCAGTGGCTCCACTATTACGGTCAACCCACCCTTTGCTGGCATGGATACCGCTGGTGGAACTTTCCTTGCGATTGGTCGCCGCTCTTGAGGGCGGTGATTAGATGGCAAAGTCAGTGACTATTCTTGGCCCTTATCCGCCAAAGGATTTTGCTGACTCTACAGCGAGGACCGCAATTGCTACAGCAATTAGCGATGCTATCGCGAGTAACACTTGTGTATCTTGTGACCCGCATACAGTGCTTGGGAACATCTACATCATAGTGACTACAAGTTGAGAGTGAGTGGTATGCATGGGTTTGGAACTTCATACAATTGAGTTTTCAGACATCGAGCGTATGCAAAAACAGGCTATTCGTTCGGATGTCAACCTTGACCTCGGTGCAATTGCTGACGAAGACCGTCCTCTACAGGGCGTTGTAAGTGAACAACGCAATCGAAACAGTGAGGCTGCTGACATCCTTAACATCGGTAAAGGAACACGCTGTCAACACTGCGGTATGCTCCACTTCTTATGGCGAGAAACATGTGGTGCATGTAAGCGCCCCATGGAATACAACCTCGGTCACCGAGACGAGGAGGCAAGGGAGTAGATGCCAATTGTCTTTAGTCCCGGTGAGCCTGAAACACGGCCTCTCGACCCTGATGCAATTGTCTATACCACTGCTCAAAAAGTTGCTGACTTCCTTGCTATTGGTCCTCAAGACGCTGTGCTTGTCGCTGCTGATTCTGTTTCTGACGGCGTCTATGTTACTGGCGCAGATTACCGCACAATAGGATTTGAAGTTGGAGATACCATCTTCATTTACAGTGATGCTGACCCTCTTGGATTGGAGAAGACCATCACTGCTATTTCGAACGGTGGAGCAAGTGGTGTGAAACTCGCATTCACTGGGTCGTTCACTCATGCTGATTATCAAGCAGCAGACAATGCGTATGTCCAGAATACATCTTCATTTTCCAATGGAGCAGTAGGACGACAGCGTGGTATGACGAAGGCGATTGTTGAGGCTCGTATCAAGGAAACTCAGGATAAGATAGATAATATCACACATAATGCTTGGCGACCCTACCTTGTGAGTGCAGAATACATCAATTTTGACACATACAAGCCGTATCGCCGACGATATTACACAGATTATGTCGGCACAACCCCACTTCTTTTCCGCAATGTTCAGCAAATGTTGCGCATCGAACTATGGCAAGGTGATGACTATCGTGACATCTGTGGAGCAGAAGCACGTATTCAGATGCCGGATGATGTGAGGGCCATCAGTGGTTCTATTGTTCTCTCTCCCGGTAATGGGACTGCTGCTACTCTCACTGCTGGCACTGGCGCTGGACAGTGGCGTGCTGATTTTGACGCTACAACTACTGCACAAAATCTCGCTGACCTCATCAACAAGGAAGACCGAGTTAGTAAAGCAGCAGTAGAGTTTGCATCTACATTTACTCTTGAAGGCTCAACAAGTAACGTCGCTGTTCACAATGAGTTCCTTGCTTCTGCTAATGCAGATTACGGAACAGGCATTGTCAAGTTGACGAGCATGAGAGCCGTAAAAGGTGGAGAAACATGTTCGGTAGTTGTGACAGACAGTAGTGTCACACTGTCACAAACTCAGGTGAACACTGCAACTTTCAGTAGCCTTGACTCAACTACAATCAATGTGGATTCTACCAGTGGCTTCGCTAAGGCGGGTGTATGTGTAGATACCAGTGGTGATGTCTTTCGATACACCGGAACGACTGCAACATCTTTCACCGGCTGTGTTATCGTCGTGGGTAGCGCTCTCAGTGATATTGGGGGCACTCTCACTCAGCACTTACTCCAAGTAGACCTTCAAGGGGGTAGTGCCAGCGGAGATAATGCTCGTCTACGTGATTGGTGGCTCGACCACGAGGAAGGCATTGTCTACTTCAACAACTCATATCCCTTCTTTGAGTGGAACGCTGTCAAGGTTGCTTACATCTATGGAGAGCGATATTTGGAGAAGGCGATAGAGGAGGCCGCAACTAAGATGGTTGCTGCTGACTTACTGATGTCTGATGACCGTAGCGTCCTCATACCTGAAGGCACACAGAATGTAGACATCGGAGCAAAGGTGCAACTTTTACGCCAAGAAGCCGAGGCCATATTGAGGCGCTACACGGAGATTGTGGTGTTTGAATAATGGATAAGCGGGGCTTGATTGACGACATCTTTCGAGATATGGTTACCGATTATAGCAAGAGCAGCGTCCAAGAAGAATTGAAAGAAGTCCTTACTAAGATGCCAGCAGATTTCAGAGACAGTGTGGAGACAAGAGAACTCAGATTGGAAGGAATCGAGAAAGAGGGAGATGGATATTTCAGAGACAGGAAGCCTGTGCCTGATGAAGACATTGAGCATGTCATGAAAAGGGTGGATGAAGTTATGCTCACAACCTCTCCTTTGCTCTACGAATATGGGTTGGTTTATCGTGGTGGAGTCCTTCTACCTGATAAAGCAGCATTGATGCGGGGTGATGAGTGATGGTCGCGACATTCGATGAAGCGCTCACATCTGTTCTCAATGCTCTCGGTGATTGGAATCGTGGTAACACAGACAACATCAAACCAGTCATCGCTGACATTGCTACACTCACTCCTGAGCGCGGTAAGCGTCTCGATATGTCCCGACAGGACTTCGTTATGTGCTACGAGACAGCGCACAACGAAGAAACTCCTGAACTTCTCTACGACTTTGTCACCACGCGGGTGAACATCACGATTGACATCCGCACATCGCGAAGTCGAGAGCATCTGAAAAAGATGGAGAATGAGGTGCGACGCCTCGTTCATCTGAAGAGAAAAGGCGACGGAACCAACTTCGACCGAATGGTGTTCAAAACACGCACGGATTTGTCCGATAGGACGAAAATGTATTTTAGAATGACCTTTCAGACCGAAGTTGTTATCTTCGCGGAACTCATCCCATGAGGTGTAGAGCATGCCATCCACAGTATACAAGGGCGATTTGACCGAGATTTCCTTCGGTCACGAAACAGGCTTAGTGTTGACACATAATTACAATTCATCATCGTTCACGTTTACACATACAAGCACTGATAGCACTGCTGGAACCAGCCTTATTACACTAACTAATGGTGCTGCATCTACTCCGGTTCAAAGTGGAGCGCTCAAGTATCCAATCGGTATGCTCGTTGGTGCAAAATTAAGTATTATTGGAACTAACAGTTACACTGCTGATGATAACGCTGCTACTGGGAAACAATTTACTGTCGTCGCTCAAACATCAACTACTTTTACAGTTACACCTAAACTTTCTACAGCCACATCTACCGCGTCATCAGGGACTGATGCTCTTGTCTTCCATTCTTTCGCTCTTCCTGCTCTCGATATAGACAGTGGGTATAACGCCAACGCCAATAACAGCAGTGAATCTGTTCTTACAGACCAGTTCCTTGGTGTTACGACTGCTGTGACGTTACCTGAGACGCGAGTGGACCTCAAGCGTTACCATGTAGTTGGTCTTGGTCGAGATGTATCAGTGCAGGTTCCGGGTCGCTTCATCAATGAAGGTGGCTCCTTTGAAGTCAACATGCACAATCCTCGATGGCTCTACTACTGCCTTGGTATGGAAGCAATAGATGTAGGAACTGAATATGATACTCTTTGTGATAATAATGATTATCTTTTGAATGGAGCAGTATCTGCTGGTGCATCTCTTCTTGTTTTTGATACCAGTTCAAGTAATGCTACACCTACATTCAAAGCAGGTTCATCCGCTGTTGCGGCTGGTGATTATGTTATCATAAAAGATACAAACACTGAGAGCATAGTTTCTTTCAAAGAAGGTGATAGTGATTCTTTTACAGATTCTACTTGTGATACTGACCATACACCAACAGGCGGTGATGCTACTGTATTTGGTGGTAATGCAAAAATCATTCAA